AAGCGGGTCAAAGATGCCAAGCGTCGCTACGCCAACGCTGCGATCCGCCACGCCATGCGGATCTTGGCTGGGGAGGACCGGGATCCGGAGCACGGTACGCTCCATGCCGCGCACGTCGCCGTCAACGGCCTCTTCCTGACCTTCTTCGCCTTCCGCTCCGAGCGAGCCAGGCAGAAAGCCAAGGAGGCCTCCTTCGCTCGCGCCGAGCTGGAGCGCAATCGCGTCGAAGAGAAGCAGCGCGTGTGGGACATCGTCAGCAAGGACATGGAGTCCCGCGACATCGCGATCAAGGAGCCTCCCCGCTCTGTAGACTCGGGGCAAGGAGACACCATGGCGGAAGCAGTCAGGCTTCAGGCGCTTCGCGGTCTGGCTGAGCGCGAGCGCATGGGAGAAGAGACAGAGTGATATCTAGGGAGCCCTTCTACGCCGGGCCGTACCTCATCACGCCGCACCCGGATGCGCCCCACTTCGACACGCCGGAGCAGTCTGCCCTGTACGTGCCGCAGGTCGCCTCCGAGCTGGCCAGGGGTGCCGGTTCCGCCTCGCGTGAAGGGTTCCAGCTGATACGGGAACTCTCCCTGGTCAGCCTCTTCTTCTGCATCAACGGCATGCTCAGGCCCACCGGCATCTACGAAGGCCTCGATGACAGCCTGTCCCTGGACATGTGCAACTTCAGGCAGAGCGCCGCCTGCGAGCGGCCAGGTGCAGAGGCTGCCGTCTTCATGCCCCGTGGCTTCTCCAAGTCGCGTGTCTTCACCCACGGAGGCCTCACCTGGGATCTTCTCCGCGAGCCGAACCTGAACTCTGTCATAATTAACGCCATCTATGACAAGGCCCTGGAGTTCCTCCACATCGTTCAACGCAATTTTGACTCGAATGAGATGATCGGCTACTTCTTCCCCGAGTTCGTTCCAGGGAAGAGAGGAGGCCAGGTCACTGACAAGATCCTCATATTGCCCAACAAGCCGCAGAAGGGCGAAGTCTCCGTCAAGGTCTTGGGCCTCACCGGAGCCGCGGAAGGCGGCCACTTCGACGTGATCCAGATGGACGACTTGGTCGGCCTGGATTCCCTCGACCAGAACAGGCAGGCCACGAGCCAGATGGGCACGGCCAGGAAGTGGTTCAACACGAACAGGAGGGCCCTGAGGAAGACGAGGGACAGCCGGGTCATCGTGGCCGCCACGCGATATGCCCTCGATGACTGCTATGCGGACATCTATACGAACTGCAGGTCGGTAACGGGATGGAGAGACGGAGATCTTCAGCCGACGCCCACGGGAACCTGGGATGTCTACTACAGGCTGGTTGAGGAGAACGGCGTCTACCTCCGGCCGAACGTCATGGACGAGAAGGGCCTGGTTGAGCTGATGCAGGCAGACTACTGGTCCGCCATGACGCAGTACTACAACAGCCCGATGAAGGCCGGCCTCGCGGAGTTCGCCGACGCCGAGGTAGGCGAGTGCACTCTCGTCTATGACCAGGAGGAGAAGCGGTACTGGATCCGGAAGGAGGATCCGAACGGCCTCCTGGGGGAGACGGTCAAGGAGGTCGCGCTCGAGTCGTGCAACGTGATGGTCACGACGGATCTCGCCGCGACGGACACGAACATGAATGCGAAGACGTGCCGCTCCGCCATAGAGGTGTGGGCCGTGGACGGATTGGAGAACAAGTACCTGCTTTGGGCCAGGGTCGGCTTCTTCAGCATATTCGATTCAATCGACTACATATTTCAGGCGAACCAGCTGTTCAAGGGATACGTCATTGGGACCATCATAGAGGCCAACGCGTTCCAGAAGATCATGAAGCCCTGGATTTCGAGGGAGCAGAACGTCAGGGGAGTGTATGTGAATCCCATAGCGGTCAACGCGACGGGGGACAAGAAGGCCAGGATCAGGAGCGCCTTCGGCTTGAGCCTGGCCAGGAAGCAGGTCTGGGCGGCCAAGGAGGCCATGAAGCCGCTCCTGGAGGAGCTGAAGATGTTCCCCATGAGCGATACGAAGCTGGATACGCTGGACGCGGCCGAGAAGGCGTTCGTGTATACGCCCAGGCCGGAGACGGTGGAGGAGCGGGAAGACAGGCTGTGGGAAGAGGAAGTTCAGGCCGTAGGCGCAGGGCTGTCATGTACAGGCTATTGAGAAAGAAAAAGGCTCCTGAGGTAAGGAGCAACCCTCAGGAGCCAGGGATTCAGAAGGGAGACGCCCACCTCCTAGAAAGAAGCGCCGCCCCTCGGACCATCAAACGGACGGAGGGGGTAGGATCCCCTCTCGCCCTGGGTGTTAGCCTGCCCACGAACGGGTTTGACTTCCTACGGATTCGATCGTATAACGAGTTCAGGTTCATGTCAAGAAGAGATTGTGAACGCGGCGAAGCCGCAGGAAAAACACGGGCCCCTAGACAAGCTAGGAGCCCTGATTAAGTAAGCCAGCATCTACGCCCGCGCTGACCCGTGGTGTTAATATAGCGGAACGGGCTGAGATTGTCAAGAGGAAAAGAGTGGGGCGAGCGAGCGAAGCGAGCCGAGCCAAGAGGGGGAATCGATGAGTGACATAGAAGTGAGGATTGTGGAGGGGGAAGGGGATATTCCGCAGGAGGAACTGCTGGAGATCATCCCGGAAGCGGAGCTTGCGGAGGTCGTATCGAGCCTGAAGGCCGAGTATGACCAGGCCAAGAGCGATATGAGCGCGAGAAATACGAAGCTCATCAAGTGGCGGAAGAACATGGAGGCGGTCGCCGCGGACGCGCCCAAGCAGCATCCCTTCAAGAATGCGTCGAATGTCACCGTGCCGGTCACGCAGAGCATCACGCAGAGCCTGTATGCGCAGCTGAAGGGGACGTTTAGCGCAAGGGATCCGCTCTGGACGGTGGAAGCGCTCAACACGAGCGAGGAAACGATCAAGAGATTCAAGGTAATTGAGAAGTATCTGAACCTTTTGCTCAAGAATCCGTACGATCTCGGCACGGAGTGGCTCGATGACCTCGTGTTTGAGACGCTTCTGGCCGGCGGAGCGTTCCCGAAGGTCAGTTACGACGTGAATACGTGGCGGGTTAAGGATGCGACGGGCGGAGACAAGGAAGTTGTGTGGCATGATGGGCCCATGATCACCGTTGCGCCGCTGGAAAGGGTCATATATCGAAGGGGAGTGTCGAATATATCGAGATTGCCCATGATCGCGATCGACTATCCGCTCACGGAGATGGAGCTGAGGGAGAGAGCGGCCAAGGGGATATACAGTGCGGAGGCGGTAGAGGCGATACTGAGCGAGAAGAGGACTACGCCGACTGATTTGGAGGAGCAGGAGCAGGTCGCGGAGAGCTTCTCGAGCGGTGAGACGACGGGTCTGTACGACGTGAGCGAAGTCTACTTCTACCATGATGTGGATGGGTCGGGAGTGCCGGTGGATCTCATGTTCACCATACACTTCGGGACCGGAACGGTGCTCAAGCAGCAGTACAACTCGATCGGAGCGCGGTGCATCGTCAATGCGAAGTTCGTGCACAGGCCCATGGCGCTCACGGGGCGCGGTACGGGCCAGATGACGGAGAGCTTCCAGGCCGAGATCACGAGCAGCCACAATCTGCGCATGGACAATGCGAAGATCGCGGGCATGCGGATGGTTGCGGTCAGAAGAGGAAGCATGTTCGGGGCCAAGAGGGAGATCTATCCGGGAGCGGTGTGGGAAGTATCGCGGGCATGCGGATGGTTGCGGTCAGAAGAGGAAGCATGTTCGGGGCCAAGCGGGAGATATATCCGGGAGCGGTGTGGGAAGTGGAGAATCCGAGGGAGGACGTGAACGCGTTCCAGCTTGGAGAGGTGTACCCGAGCAGTCTGCAGAGCGAGAACCTGGCGTGGAGCCTGGCGCAGAAGGCCGTGGGGCTCTCCGACACGCAGATGGGCTTCGCGGATCAGACGCTGGGGTCAAGAGACACGGCCAGAGGGCAGGCCATGCGGCTCCAGAGGGGAGACTCGATACTGGGGTCAGCCGCGGACGGGATGAAGAACACGCTGAGCCAGATCGGGATGCTCGTGTGGATGCAGTGCGTGGCGAACAAGGACAGGGTGCTGGCCCGGGAGAAGATCGCGCAGAGGCTGGACGAGGAGGAACTCAACCTGCTTGGGGAGAGCCTCAATATGGAGATTACGGAGGTGCCGCTCAAGATGCAGTTCGTGGTGAAGACCACGGAGGCGGAGAAGACGTACGAGCAGAGACGGATGAACGTCATGACGCTGAGCCAGCTGTACACGCAGTTCGCGACGCAGACGATTCCGCTCGCGATGCAGCTCTTCGGGCCGCAGGGGATGCAGATGCAGCAGCAGGCTCCGGAGCTGTGGCAGTACATGGCCAGGGTGCTGACGGGGTCGGGCAAGCTCATGGAGGACATCTTCAAGTTCTTCGGGACGTACGATACGAAGAACTACATACCGGATCCGGACAGGATGGACGAGATGCTGGACATGATTGCGGGTGCCGCGCAGGGCCTGAGCGGAATGCCGCAGATCGGAGCGCCGCAGGGCCAGGGCCAGGGCCAGATGCCGCCGCAGGGCCAGGGGCAGATGGGAGGCATGGGTGAAGCGGGTCAGGGTGGAATGGAGCCCGGAGCAGGGTATTAAGATAGAGAAGGTGTCGAAGGTGCCTGTTGTGCTACAGGCACTCGATACGCTAGATTGGACGAAGGTCACGGTAGCGGTTGTGTGCGCGTTAGACGAAGACGGTCTGATACACACGGTCAGGCAGGGCGATGCGGTGACGTGCATGGGACTCCTGGCCAACGCGAGCGTGAGCATACAGAATGCGCTGGAAGACGTGGAGGAAGACGATGGTGACGAAGGAGCAAGTTAGGGGATTTCAGAAAGGGTTCCCAGGAAGCGTGGCGGAGGTACTGAACGATTTGTTCAACGATGCCACGATCAGGTGGAACCAGGTCATGATGGATGCGAGCGTGTCGAGCGAGAGGTTGAGGCAGGCGCAGGGTGCGCTGATACTCATCGGAGAGCTGGACGAGAGCATCAGGAAGACCATGGATATGGATACGAGTGACAGGGATGAGATAGAGAAGAAGGAGGAGGACGACGATGGCGACCCCGCAGACGTTGGATACTGAGCTTGAGTTCGAGCCGGCCGGCGAGCCGGAGATGGAGATCGTGACCCTGGAGCCGGGGCAGGAAGTGCCGAAGGAAGAGCCCAAGGTAGAGGAGCAGAAGCCGGAGGGCGTGACGCTCACGGCGGAGCAGTACCAGGAACTGCTTGCAGGGAAGGACTCGACGGCCGCGCTCACGGCCGGGCTGGGCCAGCTCGCGGAGACGATGAGGCAGCCGGCGCAGCCGGTGAATCAGCCGCAGATGCCGGGTTTCGATCCGAAGGAGATCGAGGAGCTGGCGTTCAAGCCGGGTGGGTTCACCGAGGCGGTGCAGAAGGTCGCGACTCAGCTCTTGGGGCAGGCCCAGGGCCCGCTTGCGGCCGGCATGGTGCAGCAGAACAAGAGGCTGCTCAAGGTTGATCCGCAGACGAGCGAGCTGTTCAACACGTACGAGCAGGAGATCGAGAAGAGGGTCAGAAGCCTGCCGGTGCAGTACCAGATGCAGCCGGATATTTATGAGCAGGTGTACAAGCAGGTCGTGTTCGAGAAGACCGACGAGATCACGAACAAGAGGGCGCAGAAGATCGCGGAGGAAGCGGTCAAGAAGGCGCTCGAAGCGGCCGGGATCAAGCCGGACGGGAAGGCGGCCGGAGTAAGCGGAGCGAGCCAGAAGCCGGCGATGTACCAGGAAGGGAGCGTCAGGCCGAGTGTGCCCAAGGTCACGAGGAAGGTGTACGTCACCAAGGACGACCTGGAGGACATGAGGGAACGGGGTATGGATCCCGATGACAAGGACCAGATCGATACGTATGTCAGGATCATCAAGCCGAGGAGGGCTAAGTAAATGGCGAAGGAAGTGGTCGGTGCGACGAGCGTGGAACAGAAGCAGCGCATAATTGTCGGTATTGACAAGAGTAACGAGCAGATACTAGCGTTGGATCAGGATGCGGGGTTCGAGCTGGAGTTCGACTTCGGCAACTTCCGGAAGCTTCCGGACAACGTGGTGGATCAGCTGAAGCGGGAGACGAAGCGGAAGTACTGGATCGCCGAGTCGAAGGCCGAGGAGCTGAAGTTCAAGCCCAAGGGCTTGGAGATCATTGAGAACCCGCTGGGGAATGCCAGCGATGCGTATACGGCGAGGCTGAAGGTCAGGGAGCGGACGGGGTACCACACGTACTGGGCCGCTCCTGGGGCCGACTTCGAGCGGTGCATGGCCAGCGGAATGTACACGCAGGTCAGGGAGCCGACCGAGGAGCAGAGGAAGAAGGGGTGCGAGCCGGGAACGGAGAGCGGCGAGGTCAAGAAGATCATGACGGCCGAGGGCAAGGTCGAGCTGATCGCGCTGGAGTGCCCCAAGGATGCGTACGAGAAGTACCTGGCCTGGATGGATCAGCAGAGTTCCATGCGGTACGGGGAGATCCGGACGCAGTACGCGCAGGCGACGGACGAGATCAACAGGAACATCGGTGGCCGAGGGGCCAGGATCGTGCCTGGTGAAGTGGATGAGGATGGACGATTCAAGTCGTTCTAGGAAGAAGAGGAGGAGACTATGGCGAATAAGGATCTGCCCAACGGTTTCCGGGCGGCGATGGCTGGCAGTGGCAGCCCTCCCCCGGTGTTCGAGGCGATGACGAAGGCGAACATCGCGCTGAGTCCGGGCGATGCGCTCATCATGCTTTCGAACGGAACCGTGGACATCGCGACCGCGTCCAGCACGGCCATCTTTGGCGTTTGCCAGAGCAAGGTCACGGCGGAGAGCAGCGTGAGCAAGAAGATCAGGTACATTCCCGCGCTGGATGACCTGATTTTCGAGGGTCAGTGCTCGGGCACCTTCACCCCGGTGAACGTGGGTGAGGCGGTGGACATCGAGGGAACCACGGGGATCATGGAGATCAACGAGGATGCGCAGTCCGTTGGCATTGCGCAGATCGTGGGTCTTGCTGGCGGCGTAGACAATGCTGCGGGAGCCAATGCCCGCGTCTTCTTCACCTGGAAGAAGAGCCAGTGGAACGGTCAGGCGTAAGGGCTAGGAGGTAGAAGATGGCTCAGTCTGTCAGCGTCGCGAACACTGGTGCGTTCAGCCAGCTGATTTCCCGCGACTACAAGAAGATCTTTTTCGATGAGTTCGCCAAGCAGCCCGAGGAGTATCGGGCGGTGGCGAACGTCACCACCATGGACGGCGCGTACGAGAAGAGCGGCCAGATCATCGGCCTCAATGCTCTGCAGAAGATCGGTGAGGGACAGCCCATTCCCTATGACCAGTTCACCCAGGGCAACGAGAAGACGATCTACCCCGAGGACTTCGGCCTCGCTTTCGCGATCACCGAGAACATGTACGACGACGACAAGTCGGGGCACATGAAGAAGGCGTTCGCTGAGCTTGGTAAGGCTGCGGCCCTCACCAGGGAGCTGGTCTTCTGGGATCTGCTCAACTCCGGCTTCGTCACCACGAAGCGCGTGGGTCTGGATGCCGCTGCGCTGTTCGCCCTCACCAGGGAGCTGGTCTTCTGGGATCTGCTCAACTCCGGCTTCGTCACCACGAAGCGCGTGGGTCTGGATGCGGCCGCGCTGTTCGCGAGCCACACGCTCGTGGGCGGCGGGAGCTACTCCAACTACGCGTCGAGCGGCACCGCTCTCTCCGTGACCACGCTCCAGAGCGCGTACAACGTGTTCGAGAAGATGGTCAACGAGCGGAGCAACCCCAGGCCGGCCAAGCCGCGCCTGCTCATCGTTCCGCCCGAGCTGCGGTTCGAGGCTGAGACGCTCCTCAAGAGCGAGTACAACCCCGAGAACGCCATGAAGCAGGTCAACACGATCGGCAACAAGGGCGTCGAGTTCATGGTCTGCCACTACCTGTCGAGCACCACGGCCTGGTTCCTTCTCACCGAGAAGCAGAGCCACGACCTCATGTTCATGAACAGGAAGCAGCTCCAGCTCAAGCAGTGGGACGAGCCCTCCAAGAGGATCGCCGTCTTCCAGGCCGCGATGAGGTTCACCACGGACTTCCGCAACTGGTACGGCACCTACGGCAACGCAGGGGCTTGACAAGAATCCATACGATGTAGTACAGTCTGCATAGGAGGAAACTTCTATGCAGACTTGTTTACAGTGTGGTGCGGTCTTTGACAGCAAGGTATCTGGACGCCGAAAGTTTTGCAGTAAGTCTTGCATGACTAAATGGCATGCAACTAGGGCGTATGCGGTAGAAAAGGCAGCACGATCCTTAGAGGGGATCTGCCCGCAGTGTAAGAAGCAATTTACTCGCAAGCGCACATCGCAAGTTTACTGCTCGCACGAGTGCCAACTTGAGCACGATAACGCAAAGTCTCGTCGTCCTAAGAGTGTTAAGGTCTGTGACTACTGTGGAGGAGAGTTCCTCTCGGCATATCCCAAACAGCGGTTATGCCCAGTATGCTCGCACAGATCAAACAGAGGGCGCTGGCGAATTAGTATCCCTACGCGGATAGCGCATGTTGCCGCGCAGAATGGTCTCTGTTGGCTGTGTAATCGACCTCTGGAGGCTAAGGATGCTACTGTGCATCATCTTGACGCGAGTGGCCATCGAGCTAAGCCAAATAACGCTTTTGACAACCTTGTGGCAGTTCATAAAGAGTGCCATACAATGTTCCATCGAGTCCACCTTGTGTACCGAGACGGCAAATGGGGTATCGATGGAAGGATCTTTGACTACCTGCAGATAGAGTCTGCGGTGGTCATGCAAACGGACAGGAACGTAGGTTCCTGAAGGGAGTGGATCAATGCCTGTTACCACGAAGCTCACGCACTATCCGAATGGCGTTGGCCAGTTCACGTTCTGCGCCATTCCGGGCGCGGCCGGCGATCTGACCTGCACCGGGGTCCTTCTCGCGAAGGACAGGCTCCTGCAGGTTTTGGCCATCACGCATACGAATGGGATCCCGTCCGCGGTGGCGGATCTCACCAGCGAGTTCACCATCAAGGCGAACGACCAGATCAACAACACGGGTGGCACGTCCACCGCGAACATGCTGGTCCTGGTCACGGTCGCCAGGAAGAAGTAGGAGATGGGGCCTGGTGACAGGCCCCGTTTACTATGGCAGGAACACCTAGCGAGATATGGCCGGATCTGGGGAAGGAAGCTCCTGTACCGGTGGCCAAGGGCACCATGTTCGAGCCTACGAGAGTATGCTCGAAGTGCAGGATGCCCTTCAAAGAGAATGAGATGACGCAGTTCAGGGGCAAGTGGTACGGAGTCCCCTGCGGCTGTGCGCAGGATATAGACAAGCTCGTGTCGAGGGGGAAATAATGGCAGTTACGAGGAATCCGAGAACGATAATCCTGGGTGCCGTAAACGACGCCGTCACGGGAAAGATGAAGATACAGGGCATGGCGCTAGATCACACGGCTGCCGCGAACGCGACGATCCAGGATACGGGGAACAAGGTCATCGCGACTCTCAGGACGACTACGACCGTCCTTAGGGATTGGGTTGAGTTCCCCAGGGGTATGACGGTGGACGGCGTCAAGGCTTCGACGCTGAGCGCGGGCACGGTCTACATCTTCCTCGCGGACGAGTGATGGGTGCCCTCAGCTGGGGGGACGCGA